CCGGCATTCTTGACACCAAGGGCTATGACAGCCACGAGTTCATCATCAATCACGGCATCGTCGGCGCTACTGGCGACACGACCACGCCTGTCATTCTCGAATCCGCAACCACGGGCGGCACCTTTACGTCCGTATCGAACGACGACCTGCTCGGCACCGAAGCAGCTGCGTCTCTTCCGGCGGCGCCGCGCGTTTCCGGTTCGACGCAGAATTTTTCGACCAAGATCGGCTATCGCGGTACCAAGCGGTTCCTGCGCATTCGCCTCTATGGCCTCGGGCACGCAACCGGCATCGTTTCGGCGACGCTGGTTTCTACCAAGGCAAGCCGCGAGCCGGTGGCGTAAGCTTTCGTGCTCGACAATGGCGAAAGACAAGTCGCGCCGGATGTTTCCGGCATTCGGCGCGACCACGTCGCACGATACGAGTTCGCTCTCACCCGGCTGAAGCGCCGGTCACAGGTCATCGACCTAGCCTGCGGTGTTGGCTACGGATCGCACCTCATGGCCTCGGCTGGGCACCAGGTGATCGGTATTGACCGCGATGCAGACGCGGTACAGTTTGCGCGAAAGCACTATGGCAAATCCGGGGCTATCTTCCGCCTGGGCGATGCCAGCACCGCGCGCCTTTTGCAATCCAATGCTGCGGTCTGCTTCGAAACGATCGAGCACCTCGCAGATCCATTGCCGATGCTGCGCAACCTTCGCAAGGCGGCGGGAACGCTGATCGCAAGCGTGCCCAACGAAACGGTTTTTCCGTTTCGAAATTACAAGTTTCATCACCGTCACTACACGCGCGCACAGTTCCAAGAGCTGCTGGCAGTCGCGGGGTGGCGGGTCACCGAATGGCACGGCCAGGCCGGACCGCATTCGGAAGTCGAGCCCGAAATCGAGGGACGGACATTGGTTGTAGTTGCGAAACGTGCGCGGCCTGTTGCCGCGAAGGAAAAGCCGGCAGTCGAAGCAAGGCTTGCGCCGGACCATGTCGTCATCATCGGGCTAGGGCCTTCGGCATCGTCGTACATGGATCTGATCAAAACGCTCGGCAATCGTCGCGCCTTTGCCGATGAGGTCTGGGCGATAAACGCCATGGCCGACATCATCCAGTGTGACCGCGTTTTCCACATGGATGACCTTAGAGTGCAGGAAGCGCGCGCGGCTGCCCAGCCTGATGGCAACATTGCCGCAATGATCCAATGGATGCGCAAGCATCCAGGACCGATCTACACCAGCGTCAAGCGCGAGGGATATCCGGGCTTGGTCGAGTTTCCGCTGGCGGATGTGATCGGCAATGGCGGCATACCGTATTTCAACAGCACTGCCGCTTATGCCATTGCCTATGCGATCCACATCGGCGTGAAAGAAATCAGTTTCTACGGCATCGACTACACCTTGCCGAACGCGCACAGCGCCGAACAAGGGCGCGCGTGCTGTGAGTTTTGGATCGGCATGGCAATGGCGCGCGGCATCCTGATCAACGTGCCTGCAGAAACCTCGCTGATGGACGGCTGCGAGCCGACCGAGCGCAAATATTATGGCTATGACCATTACAACGTTCTGTTGACGGACAAGCTTGGCGGCGGCGTCAACGTTGAACTGCAGCCAAAAGAAAAGCCGCCGACCGCGCAGGAAATTGAAGCTCGCTACAATCACCGGCAGCACCCGAATCCGCTGATGAGGAAGAAATGACAAGCCTGCGTCCAGTTCTCGTCACATCGGCTGCTGAAGAGCCTGTTACGCTTGTTGAAGCAAAGAAATGGATGTGGGTCGAACATTCGGACGACGACACGCTGATTGCCAGCATGGTGACGGCGGCGATTGCCCATCTTGACGGCTACACCGGCATTCTCGGCCGCTGCATCATCAACCAGGTGTGGCGCCAGGACTTCGAAAAATGGGACCGCGATCTGCGGCTTCCTTTTCCGGATGTTTTGTCCGTGACCGTAAAGTATTTCGACACGGTCAACACTGAACAGACGGTCAACTCCGCAAACTACGAACTGATCCAGGACGACCAGGGATCGCTCGTCCGGTTCATCGACAACTGGACTGGCCCAAACCTTTACGACGACCGGACAGATGCAATCCGCGTGACGCTGACGGCAGGGTTCGGGGCAGCTGCAAGCAATGTGCCGGAGCCGATCAAGGCCGGCATCAAGATGCTGGCAGCGCATTGGTATGCAAACCGCGAAGCTGTTGGCCCGCAAAACATGGCCGAGCTACCGATCGGCGTTAATTCCGTAATCGCGCCTTACAGGCGGATGCGGGTCTGATTTCCACTGAAACGAACGGAGACTTTCGATGGCTGACATCACGATCACGCCTGCAAACGTTTTGGCGCAGTCTGGCGCTCAGACTGTGCAGGGGCAGGCGCTGGCGGCAGTGACCGCCGGCCAGGTTGTCTACCGCGATGCGACCACGCAGAAATTTGGCTTGGCCGACAACAACGGTGCGACTGCGACCCGCACGCCTGTCGGCATCGCGCTTAATGGCGCGGCAGCCGATCAACCGCTTTCGGTCCTGACCTTCGGATCGATCGCGATCGGCGGAACCATGACGGCGGGTGTCGCATACTATCTCAGCGACACGGCCGGCGGCATCTGCCCTGTGGCCGATATTGGTTCCGGCGAAACCGCAACGCTGATCGGCATCGCAACCTCGACCTCGATCCTGAAGGTGGACATCAATCCTTCGGGCGTGACGCTCTGACGCCATGACATCGGCCGGCGATCTTCGCACGCTCGTGACCTTCCAGAGCCGCACCGAGGGATCGGACGGCTATGGCGGCCAGGTCACGACCTGGGGCGGCGATCGCACAGTGCATTGCCAGTTCGTTTCCGGCAGCGGGCGCGAACAGGTGAAGGAAGGCCGCATAGAAGCGTCGGTCAATGCGTCCCTTCGCGCCCGATCGGACAGTGTTGCCGGCATCGATGAAAGCTGGCGCGCAAGTATCAACGGCGTGACCTGGAACATTCGCGCCGTCATGGCATTCGGCCAGCGTGGCGAGTGGACAGACTTCGTGCTCGAGCGGGCGGGCAAGGATGCGGCGGCGTAATGGCGATCAAGGTGCGCAACAAGGATCGCCTGTTCCAGGCGCTCCGCAAGAGCGTGCCGGCTGTTGATGCAGAGCTGCGGACGGCGCTTGCGAAGGCTGGCGATGAATTTGTCAACACGGCGTCGCGCCTGGTTCCTGTCGATGAGGGCGATCTTCGCGACAGCATCCAATGGAAGCCGACGAAGGCAACGCAGGCTGACAGCAGACGATCACCGGCAATTGTAATTCAGGCTGGCGCAGATCAGCCTGGTGACGAAGCTTACTACGTCCGGTTTGTCGAGTTCGGGACACCTGAAACACCAAAACAGCCTTTTTTCTTTCCGGCCTATCGCCTGGTTCGCCGGAAGATCCGCGGAATGCTGTCGCGGGCCATGAGTAAGGCAATCAAGAAGTCGGGGCTCGGCAAATGAACGCGGAAGTTCAAAAGGCTGTCTTCCTGGCGCTGACGGCCGCCAACATTGCCGGCGTGACCGAGATCCGCGACACGCCGATCGCCAAGCCTTCGACCGCGAACTTTCCGTTCATCGAGATCGGCGCTGGACAGGTTATTCCGGCCGACGCGGGCGGCGATACCGGTGCCGAGGAATATCTCGACCTGCATGTCTACAGCCGCACAGGCGGGCAGCGCCAAGTCAAGGAAATCATGACGGCGATCTATGCCGTGCTGCATCAACAATCGCTGACGGTTTCCGGGAAAGCTTCGGCGCATTGTTTCCACGATTCATCCCGCGTCATCGACACGCCGGACGGGCTGACACGCCACGGCATCATGACATTCCAGATTATCCATCGCACATAAGGAGCGCGATCTATGTCCCTCAAAGGTTCCTCGCTTGTCCTGAAGAAGGGCACATCAGCTGGCGGCACCACAATCGCCGCCGCTCGCACGATCTCATTGAATCTCAACGGTGAAACGGTCGATGTCACTTCGGCTGATGACGTAAACCGTTGGCGCCAGTTGCTTCCCGGCGCCGGCACGAAGTCTATGTCGGTTTCCTTTTCGGGAGTCTTGAAGGACGTTGCAACGCACAACCAGCTTATTCTGGATTGGAACGCCCAGACTGCTGACGCCTACGGCGTCGTCATCGGTACTCTCGGAACGTGGGATGGCAACTTCATCGTGACAAATGTTGAGCAATCCGGCGAATACAATGGCGAGCTGCAGTTCACTGTCTCGCTCGAAAGCGCCAGCGAACCCACCTACGCGGCGGTTGCCTAATGCTGGCCAATCCGGCGCGCGGCGAAGTCGCGCTTGAAGTCAACGGCGCAAAGATCATTCTTTGCGCCGAGATCGGGCGCCTCGCCGCCTATTCCGACAGGCTCTGCAACCCGCCATTGCGTGGCATTTTCGAACGCCTCAACGGCAGCGAGATCGCGGCGCTTTACCACTTTCTCGACTGCTTCACGATCGACGGCGACGTGCCGGCCTTCAAAACGGCAATCAAGACCTTTGACGACATCGCAGTTGTCCAGGCCGCCGCGTTCAAGGTGTTTGAAGCCTTTGTAGGGAAGCCTGACCCAAAAAACGAGGAAGGCGGGACGCAGTAGCCGACAGGCCGATCGCGTTCCGCCAGTGGCTTGAAACTGCGACCGGCGCTTTGGGCTGGCGGCCGCATGAGTTCTGGCGGTCGAGCGTGGTCGAATACTTCGCTGCGATTGAGGGGTGGAA